AGTTGTATTCGCAAAAACAATCAATATCACAAATGCGGTAGCACCTTTATTTTCAGCTCAAGGAGGCGCTGGAGGTAATGGAGGTTCAACTTCAACTGCAGATGTAGCAGGTGGTGGAGGAGGAAGTGGTGGCTCTGGAGGATATATTATAGTAGTTTATAAAGAACTTATAGGAGGACCACTTGTTGGTGCATTAAATGCTTCAGGAGGTGCTGGCGGTAATGGAGGTTCAGGTGGAGTATCTGGAGCTGCTATAACTGGAGGTAACGGAGGCGGCGCCGGAGGCGGTGGTAGAATTGTACTTATTAATGTATCAACAGGTCTAGTAACGCATGTGTTAGGTACTAATGGAGCAAATGGATCCGCAGCAACAGGCACAGCGGGTGGTGCGGGTGCTACTTCTTCAGTAACAATAGATTTATAAAATATGAAACGATTAACAGTACAATGTCCTTCTTGTCAAGAAATAATGATAACAATTGATAAAGAAGAATTTAATTTATTTGATTATCAAATACGAGAAGTCGTTAACGGCAATTTACGTATCACGTCTGCGTTTACATGTAGTTGCGGCGAAAATGTTATTGCTACAGAGAATGATATAACTGATATTTAATAGCGTTATATCGTAATATAGTTTAATAACACGTGATATTTATAAGAAAGGCGAAATATGTCAACTGACATTCCAATTTGGCCAGGTAGTTCTTCATTTTGTCCTGGAGAAACGCCGTTCGGCTTTTACGATTACGATTATGAATTTCAAATCGATGCTGATAAAGTAGCCGATTGGTGCGCAAAGCGTTTGGGCTATCCTATCAATGATATTGAATTGCAGGATATACAGTTTTATGCTTGTTTTGAAGAAGCTGTAACTGAGTACGGAGCTCAATTAAATGCGTTTAACATTCGTGATAATATGTTAGGTCTTATCGGTGGTAACACTGGTAGTAATTTAACAGGTAAACAAATCATTCCTAGTTTTGGTGGTATATTTAGTTTAGCATCGGCGTACGGAACAGAAGCTGGCTCTGGTGGTAACGTTACATATTATACCGGTAGTGTTGCAATGACGCCGGGTAAACAGATATATGATTTAACAGATTCCAATATTGTTAAATTGGAAGCAGGTAGTCTAGGTTTTGATAATATTGAAATCAAACGTATATATCATGAAGCTCCTCCAGCATTAGTAAGATTCTTTGACCCGTTTATAGGTACTGGTATTGGTACACAACAAATGTTAGATTCATTTGGTTTTGGTAGTTATTCGCCAGGTGTATCATTTATGATGATGCCTATATATGCGGATATGCTTCGTTTACAAGCTATTGAATTTAACGACACGGTACGTCGTTCTGCATATTCATTTGATATTAGTAGAGACCGTTTACGTATATTTCCGATACCAGATGGACAAAATGTTACCAAGGTACACTTTGATTATATTCTTAAATCAGAACGTGCTACAGGAGCATCAGCAGTTATAACTGGTACAATATCAGACTTTTCAAATGTACCGTACGAGAACGTAGTTTATCAGTATATTAATAGTGTCGGAAGGCGATGGATTTACCGTTACACTTTGGCTTTAGCAAAAGAATTGCTAGGTTATGTACGTAGTAAATATTCATCATTACCTATACCAAATGCTGAAATAACACTTAACGGTTCTGAATTAGTTGCTAACGGCCAGACTGAAAAGGATGCATTGATAACAGAGTTGCGCGAGGTATTAGATACAATGTCACGCCAAGCACAATTAGAACGCAAGCAAGCTGAAGCTGATTCGTTAGCTTCACAATTGTCTAAAGTACCAATGAAAATATACATAGGATAATATGGCACTATTTGGCGGTCGACGTGACGTAAGTTTGATAAAGTCGATTAATCGTGAACTAGTTAATCGATATATTGATACAGAGATTGTTCTGTACAAACTAAATCTACAGTCGACAAAAACAAACATATATAACGAATCGAACAATAAGTTTTATTATCAGCCAGTACGTTTGCATAGTTTAATCACACGTGACGCCAGAACAAGTACATCAGATGATTATGGTATTGATACGGCACGTACAGCACAGTTTGCATTTTTTAAGCCTGAGCTTGCAGAACGCAATGTTGTGTTAGAAGTTGGCGATGTTATATACCATGATGCTAAGTATTATGAAATTGATAACTTATCTTATGCCCAAGAATACTTTGCCGGTAAGGATGAATTAACTGATTTGGGATATACACAAAGCGAACGTGGCGGATTTGGTCTAGACATTTCTGTTGTTGTTGAAGCACATATAACACGTATGAATATGATACAAATTGAACCTGTACGCTCTGGCATTAATAAAACCAATCAAGTACCTAGGAACCTATAATGGCTAAACCACAATTAAATAAAACATATTCTAGTTTTTCTAAGAATCAAGGTATTGAACGCGCGCAAGAAATACGTCGCGATAATGATACTATCAAAACACCTAGTTGTACGATTTTTGATATTGATAATGCAATACTATCATATGTAGCCGATGTAATACGTCCGGAGATTGTAGAAAATGAACAAGTTATACCCGTACCTGTAATTTATGCTTCAGGCGAAAAGTGGGCACAAATTAGAGCAAACGGCTTTATGTATGATGCCGAGGACCGTATGATGACACCGGTTATAACGCTACGTCGTAATAGTATTACGGAACGTGATACGATGAAAAAGCTTGATGTTAACTGGAATCCAGAAACGCGCGATGATTATGCTAGAAATACATTAATGTTTGAAAATCGTTTTACAAAAACAAATCGTTACGATCGTTTTTCAGTACTACAAGGTACGCGTCCGAGTAGAGAACTTTATGTTTCTAGTATACCTGAGTATGTAGATGTATCGTACGATTTGTTAATATGGACAGAGTATACAGAACAGTTAAATTCTGTTATTGAGCAGATAATGCCAACGGGTGGATTTGCTTGGGGTACAACTTGGAAGTTCGTTACTAATATACAAGACTATACCTTTGATACAGTTTCTACGCCAGGAGAAGATCGCGCAGTTAGAGCTACATTGCCGTTAATGACAAAAGGTACTTTACTAATGCCATATGAATTAAAACGTTCTAGTTTGCAAAAACGTTTTTCTACAAAGCGCATTACATTTGGTAATGAAACAACTTCATTCAATGCAAATACAGATACGCCGCCTCCGGGAGGATTTTAACGTATATTTATTAAAAAGGTAAAAAGGTTATGAGTCAAGAAATCAAGTTTACTCAAGAAGAGTTAGATCAAATCAAACAAATTCAAGACAAGAATACTGAAATTGTTTTTACGTTAGGCGAAACGGAATTAGAAATACGTTTGTTAAAACAACAACTAGAATCTCTAGAGATAGAACGTGAACGTATACATTCATCATTCGCAGATTTGAGAAAACAAGAACGTAGTATAGTCGAAGAACTTAATAAAAAATACGGAGCCGGTCAGGTAGATTTGCAAAGTGGCATATTTATTCCAACTGTGTAAAGTGTTTGGCAAATTGCTCCGATATTTATAAGAAACATTTTATTAATAAATTAGGAGTAAACTAATGGCCGAAACAATTGTTTCACCTGGTGTATTTACTAACGAAGTAGATCAGTCGTTTTTACCGGCTGGCGTTGCTGCTATCGGAGCTGCTATTATCGGTCCCACACAAAAAGGACCTGCAGGTATTCCGATTCGAGTAACTAGTTATGCTGACTTTTTACAAAAGTTTGGCGGCGCGTTTACAAGTGGTTCAGGTGCATCAGAAAAATCATACAAATATTTAACTAACTATGCTGTACAGGAATACTTGAAGTACGCCGACACGATGACAGTAGTTAGAATATTAGCTGGTAATTATAGTCCAGCATCATCTAGTATTAATTCATCGGGTGGCGCAGCTACACGCGCTGCTGCTAGTGTTAACTTATCTGCGTTAGGTACTGCAAGTTACAATTTTGGTAATGGATCTGCAGAAACTAACGGTATACGTATTGAAACAGCTAATGGAGCACTCATCGGAACGTTTATAAGTAGTTCAATAAGCACGTTTTATGGAGCAGCGAATCAAGGTTTATTTACGGGCGGTATTAGTGGATTAGTTAATTTAATTAATAATACAGCTGAATTAAGTGCACAAATATCTGCATCTTTTAGTAGTACTACATTACAAATAACATCATCTGTAGCTGGTACGATTGGTAACGGTATTAAAATTTTTACCGGTTCATATTATCAACTTTATAGTGATGTGCCAACCGCAGCAGTATTAGGTGCTACATTGAGTGGCGGTACTGATCAAAGTGTTGCGGTATTTACATTGACAACACTTAGTGACGGTGCTGATCAGAATAGCGAATCTACAGAAGGTACTAACGGAGTACTTCCATCGGGTAGTATCAATAATATACGTTGGGAAGTAACATCACGTAACACTACAAAAGGTACGTTTAACTTGATTATACGTCGTGGTGATGATACTAATAATAGAAAGACAATTGTTGAACAGTATAATAATTTAACACTCGATCCTAATTCACCTAACTATATTGCTTCAGTGATTGGTGATCAGTATTATACATTAACTGATTCTGGAACATCGGATCCGTTCTTACAACTAACTGGTGATTATCCAAATCGTTCTAAGTATGTACGTGTTACGGTTCATAAGAACACTATCAATTATTTAGATAGTAACGGTAATGTACGTGATAGTAGCTTATCATACTTAATTCCAGCAGTAAGCTCAGGAAGCTTTGGTGGCGGTAGTAATGGTACTGTTGTACATCCAATATTATTTAACGAAAGTATTGATAATACAAATACCCAAGGATTTAACTTAGCTTCTGGCCAAGTTGGTAGAACAGCGTATATTGACGCAATCCGTGTATTAAAGAATCAGGATGAATATGATATTAACTTGTTAGTTCTTCCTGGCGTTGTTGATAACTTTACGAACCACGCCGCTGTATTAACAGAAGCCGTTAATATGGTCGAAAGTCGTGGTGATTGTTTCTTAGTTATCGACCCGGTAGAGCATGGAGCATCTATTACAGACGCAACTAGTCAAGCCGGAGATCGTGATAGTAATTATGTTGCTGAATATTGGCCATGGGTAAAAGTTCCAGATCCAGATCTAGGACGTAATGTATGGGTTCCTGCAAGTACTTTGATTCC